ATGGGCCACCAAATCTCTGCCGATGAAAGGCGCGTAGCCGGTGCACAGGCGCTGCTGCTTGCCAAGATGTCAGAGTTCGTAGCCCATGCGGTCGCCGACAATCGGAAGGCGCTGAACTGAGCCGGATGAGGCTCCGCCGCCCGAATCCTACTTCGATCTGTCCGACCTGTGCATCACCGCCGCCATGACGAAGGGCTATTCAAGCGTCGATCACCAGCCCTCGCGGTGTAAACAAGCGGGTCGGGCGTTAAGAAGCTAGCTTGTCGCAGCACCCGCCAAGGATGACGCCGCGGCCGGAGCGCAAGACCTCGGGCCCGTGCTCACCGTTGCCTCCCCGTCCACCCAAGCTTATCAACCCGTGATATACATCAACCTCGGCCGACTCGCCGGGTTTCAGTCGTAGGATTTAGGGGGCGAAATGCGGGATATTCGCGATGTAAAAATAGCAGATCTGCTGGTTGACCAGGCGAACTACCGCCTCCCTCCGCAGGCAAACCAACGCGATGCTATCCGCGAGATGGTCCGGGATCAGAAAAGAAAGCTGACGGTTCTCGGCTTAGATATCCTGACACATGGTCTATCGCCTAGCGAGCTTCTTCTAGCTTCGGAGAGTACCGATCAACCGGGAAAGTTCGTCGTATACGAGGGAAACCGACGGGTAACAGCGCTCAAGGTGATGGAGTCGCCCGAACTCGCGCTTGGGCTCCCGACAGAGCAAGCCTTCAAAAGACTAGGGGAGCAGTTCAAAGCGAAGCCCATCAGGTCCGTCGATGTCTGCGTTGTTCCGGACCGCGAAACGGCAATGTTTTGGATTCAGCGCCGACACACTACCGGTCATAATGGTGCAGGTGTGGAAGGCTGGGGCGCCATGGCCCAAGATCGTCATGACCGCGATCATGACCGGCCCGCCCGCCGGGCAATCATGGCAATGGAGTTATTGGAAGACGGATCAGACGAATGGCGTCGAGTCTCCACGCGTTTGGAGCCTAGAACAACCACGGTCGATCGCGTTCTCGATATGCCGTATTTTGAAGCCACCCTCGGTGTCCATTTCGACACCCAAGAGGTTGTCATCGAGTTTGAGAACAAAGATCAGCAAGCTGGCGAAGATTTGCTTCGCCGAATTCTTACCGAAATGGCCGACCCGATCTTCAAGTTCGAGCGGGTGGAAACTGCCGACGACAGAAGAACTTTTATCGACTCGTTTAGTTCTTACAGCGTAAAGAAAAAAGACCCGCCCCCAGCGGATGCGGACACCAGCGCCTCGGATTCCGCACACGAAGGCAAAGGTGACGCTACCACGGCCGCTGGGGCTCCCGATGCGAACTCCGGACAAACCGGCACAGGAACGCAGACTACCAATTCCGGATCCGGAGCGGGCTCTCCTACAGGTTCTGGTGAGAGCTCGGGCACAACCTCGGGCGCAGGCTCTGCGTCTGATACAGGTTCAAGTACTGGCTCAAGCACTAGCGGTGGCCGAGGCACGCGCAAACGGAAAGATCCCCTCCAACGCGACACGCTCGCCCCTACAAAACAGCCCTATCTTCTCCGAGTGTCTGGTCTGCGCATGTCGAAACTGTACGAGGAGTGCAAAGCCCTTAAAGTCGATAAGCATCGGAACGCCGCTGCAGTACTAATGCGAGTATTCCTTGAACTAAGCACCGATCAGTTCATCAAGATTAAAGGTCTCCCAGTGCCAACCGGCATGGCTCAGAATGGGAAATCATGGGACGATGTTAAATTAAAACCCAAGATTGAGGCCGTGACGGCGGCCTTAGACCCTCGAAAGGTGGATCGAGGGTTAGATTCTGCGCGGTCCGCAGGAGCTGATTTCATCCATGGCATTCCAACCCTTCATCGCTACGTTCACGGTCTTGATTATGTTCCTGAGCCGTCGGAACTAAAGGCCACCTGGGAGCGGTGGCACCCTTATCTCCATCGCCTCCATGAAACCATCAACCCTCTCTAAGCGCGCTGGCCAGCCAGGCTTGGGACTGATATAGACGGCGCTTTGGAGGGGTCATGCAGTTCAATTCTCCACTTCGATACCCAGGAGGAAAGGCGCGCTTATCGCAGTATGTCGCTGAGCTCCTTGCCCTGAACAGCATGGTGGGGGCTCGCTATGCTGAGCCGTACGCAGGGGGAGCAGGAGTCGCACTCACCTTGCTTTACCGTGAGTACGTATCCCATATTCACCTAAACGACCTAAACCGGTCGGTACATGCTTTCTGGTGGGCGGCCACTCATGCCACCGATCGCCTATGTGCGCGGGTACTGGATTGCCAGCTCGACATCGACGAATGGCAGCGCCAGCGCGCCGTCCAGCGTGCTGATGAACCAGACGTAGAGGATCTTGCATTCTCGACGCTCTACATGAACCGGACCAACCGATCTGGCGTAGTGCGCGGCGGCGTAATCGGCGGCCTCAAACAGGATGGTCCTTGGAAGATGGACGCGCGTTTCAATCGCGCCGACATCGTGAAAAGGATTGAGAAAGTAGGCAACTTCGCTTCCAGAATAACGATCAGCCGGCTCGACGCGCTAGAATTTCTGAAATCGGGACTCCCCCCAGAAAGCACCCCCACTCTGGTCTACCTCGACCCGCCATATTTCAAGAAGGCCGACAAACTATACGACAATCACTACAAAGCTGAGGACCACGTGAGCCTCGCATCGGCAGTGGCGAGCATACCTCACCGATGGATTGTCTCTTATGATTGCCATGATGAAATATGCGATCTCTATAAAGCGTACACACAGCAGCAGTTCGGCATTTCCTACAGTGCTGGCCCGGTGGCGAAGGGCAAAGAGGTCATGATTTTCGGTCCAGGCGTTAAACGCCCAGCCGACATCGTTACGTGGCGCGGCATAGCCGCCTGAGCGCGCAAGGATTCGCAAGGATTTCTAGCTTGGGATTAGCTCCTTCACAGTAAGACTGGGAGCCGGTTTCCCACCCTTCAGTTTGCGCAACGAAACCGGCACAGAAAGCCCGCGGGCGAGGCGGGGGGAAAAGCGCGACGTTTGGGGGCGCGGCGGGCAAGGCGGCCTTGGGGGCCTCGGCCGGGGTGTCGGCGCCCTACTGCGGCCAGACCCGGCGCACGTCCAGGGCGCCGGCGGGGCATGGGGCGAGCAGCATGTCCTGGGCGGCCGACAGGTCCAGCCAGTGAACGCCGGCGTCCGGTGGCAGCAGGACGATTTGACGGTCATGATAGGGCGCGACGTCGGGGCCAGGCTCGGTCGTCAGCATGGCGAAGGCGCCGTCCTTGACGATGCCCAAGATCCAGAACCACGGCTGGCCTGCCATGGTGAACAGCCACTTCGTCTTCTTGCCCTGGACCTTCGGCTCCGTGAACTCGTAGAAGCCGTCGGCCGGGATCAGGCAGCGCGTCGAGCCCGCGAAAGATCGGCCGTCAGATCGGAAGTTGAAGACCGGCCGCCCCGTCGGCGCCTTCCACGCCCAGGGCGTCATCTCCAGCTGCGGCCCGTCTTCGCCTGCCACCACGATCGGCGCTCGATCGCCGATGCGGTAATCGCCGGGCTCAAGGTTCGGCCGGCTCAGCGGCATGGTCAGCGGTCGGCCGAGCGCTGCGAACGGCGCCGCCAGTTGGTTCGCCGGCACGTGGAGGCGATAGTTGTTGCACACCCTGGCCTACTCCCTGCGGGTCGCGGACTCAGCCCGAACCCACGCCTTTTGTTCCCTCTCTAGCTTGGCCTTGTAGCGCGCTTCCGCCCGCTGGAGCGCCCTGGCCTGATCCTCGCGGTGACCGTCATCCCAGGCTCGAGGTCTCAGCGGCACCATCAGGAGCTTCTGGCCGGCCATGCCGTCGCGTCGGGAGATCTCGATCGCGCTCGGATACACGCCGCACGTGGCGCACCGAAAGCGCAGCTCCTGGAGATGATCGTCCGCCAAGCGCGCGCCGATGCGCCAGACGTTCATCTCCCGCGTCACGCGGCACCCTTCGCAGAAGGCAGACACGACGATATCGCGCCACACGACCAAGTCGCGCGCGGTCACGGTCGCGGCGGTCCATTCCTCGGGCGGACGCAGATAGTGCGGCAGCGACGTCGCCATCTCAGCTTCGCACCGCCAGCCGTTCGAACAGCGCCCGGCCCTTGGCCGCCGCCTCGGGCGAGATCCGCGCCAGCTCGGCCGCGACCCTGGCCTGCATGTTCAGCAGCACCGGATCCGCGCGCGCGGCTTCGCCGTGCTGCCAGATGGCCATCAATGTGCCGAGCGCCCTATCCTCGCGCGTCGGCTTAGTCTTGGGCAGCGCCTGCCGCCCTTCGTTCGTTTGCATGGTGCAGCTCCAGACCAGCTGACCGACCCGACGCCGCTCTAGGGCGCCGGGCCGTCACGGCTCAAGCTGTTTGTTCTATATTTGTTCCACACCCTGCGCGGGACTGTGGAGAAGCGTCATCCGCCACCGGTGATGATCACCTCGCGCGCCGCCGCAGCCCCTTGGCCGGCCAGGCCGTAATGGGTGCCCGCGCCCAGCGCCGTTAGATGCTGGTTTGTGTCTGATGGAAGACGCGCACGAACTTTCCGTTAGCATCGAAGATCAGAGCGACATGCTTGGACTCGGCGCTCATGAGGACCGCTTGCGTATGCATCCATTGGAGCAGCACGGTTCCGTCCTGCAAATTGGTCACGCTGTTGGGACGTCCCAGAGCGCGTTCGGCATCTGCGCGGGTACTGATACCGGGTTGCAGGGCATCGATAGCCGACTGAGAGAAGTTGGTCCCCGTGCTCACGCAACCCGCGCTAGCTAGAGCAGCGCCCAAAGCGAGCGCAATCAAAGCCTTCGATTTCATATGTGCCTCCCTGAATAGCTGCACCGTTACAGCCTAACGCCGTTTCCTGGGCAAGCTAGACTTTCCGAACACCTTGCTGGGAATGACGCGACGTGAAGACCCTAAGTCGGGATCAGGCTGCCACCTTCTGCCGCTCTCTGAACCGCACCACCTCCACCCCCAGCCAGTCGTTCACCGCCAGGAAGCGCTGCTGCAGCGGCTGGATTTCGTTTCGGTAGAAGACGTCGTCCGCCTTCTCGACATCGCCGAAGCCGCCGGCGTTGGCCGGAACCACCCCCATCAGCTGGGGCGGCACCCGGTGCGCAGCCAGCACGTCGTCGCGCGTCGTGCCCTTCATCCCGACGAACTCGTCCTTGGCGGCGGCTTCGCCGGGGTGCAGGATCTGAATGCTGTCCTTCTTCCCGTTGGGCAGGTGCACGAAGACGGACTTGAAGTTGCCGACGCCCTTCGTGCCCTTCAGCATCGTCCGCAAGGCGTCGGCGTCGCCTTCCTGCAGGCCGCCTTCTCCTACATACATGATGAACCCCGCATGGGCGCCGTTGATGTAGTAGCGGCGGCGAAACAGGGTCGCGTCTTTGTTCAGGAAGGCCGAGTCCAGGGCGCTCAGATATTCCGGCACGCCATAGATTTCCTGATCCAGCCAGGGCTGCCAGCCGTGGAAGATCGAGCCGGGCTTGAACCAATGTTCCTTCATGAAGCCGGCCAGAAAGACGAACTCGCCCTCGTCCACGCCGCGGCGCGTATAGCGCGCCAGGCTGCGACGCAGCTTCATCGGCCGGTGCGCCATGTTGTCGATGCGCTCCAGGTAGTAATTCCCCAGCACCAGCTGGTCCAGGGCGATCCCCTCGAACGTCGTGCGATCCAGCATGGGATGCGGGATGAAGTCGCGCAGCAGCTGGTTCACCTTCACCCGGAAGGCCGAGGAATGGTGCGACGTGGCGTTGCCGGCCTTCGACAGCAGGGCCATCGACAACGGCGGCTGGTAATAGCGGCGGCCGTTCATGCCGGTCACCTCCCAGCAGTCCAGGCATTCCATCATGTCCTGGCGGTTCAACACGGCCTCTTCTCCGCCCAGCGAAAACGCCATCGCCCCGCTGGCGGCGGGGGCCTTCGTCTCTTCGGCCGGCGCCGCGTCGGACAGGGTCTCAGTCATTGCCGAAGATCTCCACGGTAGAGGATCCGCCGTCGCTTCCGATGGCGGCCTGGATTGGCTCGTTGAACAGGGATTGCAGCAGCGCCCAGGCCAGATCGGCGTGGCCGCTGGTCTTGGTCCGGCCGGCCTCATAGGTGACCTTGCGCCCCGACGCGGTCAGCGTCCGGCGGATCATCGTCATCGCCAGCGCCAGGTCCTTGAAGTCGGCGTCGAACTCCAGCCGGTTCTTCATGATGACGTCCAGGGCCTTGTAGACCATCTGCGTCTTCAGGAAGGCGTCGTAGTTGTGCCCCGTCACGGTCGGGAAAAAGGTCTGCACCAGCTGGAACACGGCGTCGCCGATGCCCGTCCGGTCGATGTCGATCTTCGTGACGCGATAGCGCTTGGTGTATTTCCGGATGACCTCGGCCTGTTCATCGAACCGGCTGCCCTTGAACTGCCTGCGCTCGATGACGCGGAATTTCCCGCCCGGCGTCGGCGGCGGCGCCAGGACGATCAGGGCCGCCGCATCGCCGTTCTCGCTGTCGCCGTTCGGGTCATAGGACAGCCAGACTTCGCCCGCGTAGGGCCGCCCCATGCCCAGAATTATCCGCGCCTTGTCGACGTCGGGCCAGCTGTCGCGCGGATCCACCATGCACGGCGTCAGCACGGCCATGGGGAACACCGACAGGGTGTCGTCCACGAAGCCGCACATCAGCAGGTTGTCGAACTCGGGGACCGAATACTCGTCGCGCAGCTCGTCCAGATCGAACAGGTCGCAGCCCAGGCGCTCGGCGTCCTCGATCGTCACCATGTGGCGCCAGATCTTGTCGGCGCCCATCAGGCCGTCTTCGTTCATGGCCGCCCAGCTGACGTCGAACTCCCGGCGCTTGTCCTTCGTGCGCCGCTTGTTCCATTCCTCGCCGGTCCAGAACTTGTAGGCTTCGTGCGTGACCGACGACGGCGTCGAGAAGTAGGTCTTCCGGTACCGCTTCTGCATCGCCATGCCGCTGGCGACCTTTTTCAGAAGGTCGAAGCCGTAGATCCAGAAGAATTCGTCCTGATAGACATCGCCGTGATAGCCCTGCGCAGTGCGCGCATTGGTGCCGAGGAAATACAGCGTCGGCTGTTCCAGCGGTTTGCCGTCCTCGTCCTCGCCGCGATCGATCATGATCGGGTCGCCGGTCAGTTCGACCCCGATTTCCTTCATGACGAAGGCGCGGATATAGCCCTTGAAGACGTGCGCCTGGCTCTTCGACGCGGACAGGAAGATCTGGTTCTTGCCGGTCTCCAGGGCGACGATCAGCGCCTCGAGGGCGAAGTAATAGGTGGCGCCGATCTGGCGTGACTTCAGGATCGCCCGATTGCGCAGATCGCGCTTCGACCACCAGACCTCCTGATAGCCGAACAGCTGCTTCAGCAGCGCGGCCTTCAGCACCTCGACCTGGTCGGCCGTGATCCGGTTCTTCTCCGGCTTCTTCTTCGGCCCGGCGTTGCGGTTGGCGACCTTGGGGTTCAGATCGCCTTCATGGCCGTCCGGCTGTTGATAGCGGCGGATCCGCGCGAACCGCTCCGCCTGCCGCGCCAGCAGGTCGATCTCCTTGAAGTCCAGCCCGGTCTTGGCGGCCTTCATCGTCAGGGCGACGTATCGGGCCTCGGTGACGCCTTCCATCCGCTCCAGCGGCGAGGCCTCGTCCCATTTGTCCCGGCTCTTCCAGCTGGCGATCGTGCCCTCGGGCTGCCTCAGCAGCCGGGCGATGTCCGTCAGCCGCCACTGCGACCAATAGAGGAACTTCGCCGCCCGCCGCTCATCGAGCATGGCGGCCACCGGGAAACCGAATCCGCCGCAGGACGCCAGCAGCGCGCCAAGGTCGTCAGACCCGCCGGGCTCCGGCCCGTCCTGCTTCTTCGGTTTCAGTCTCATGGGCGCGGACGCTACCCGCGCGACCCGGTCCGATCTGACGGCCTGCTGTGGTCAGGTCCGCCCCGCACCACAGCATCGCCTTGAGAACAGCCGCCGGTCAGCGGTGATCTGCAGCCTCACTCGCTGGCACGGCCAGCCGCCCTGCAGATCGCCCGAGGCTCCATGTCGAAGAAGCGCACCACCAAGTTCACCCGCGTCGCCGTCGCCGGCCTGACGGCCTCGGACGGCCGCACCATCGAGCCGCAATGGCTGCGCGATATGGCGGCCACCTACAATCCCAAGACCTACACGGCGCGCCTGAACGTCGAGCATTATCGCAACGCCTCTGCCACCGGCCCCTTCCCCGCCCTGGGCGACGTGATCGCGCTGAAGGTTCAGGAAGACGACATCGAGATCGGCGGCAAGACCGAGAAGCGCGTCGCCCTCTACGCTCAGATCGAGGGCAATGAGACCCTGCAGGGCTACGTCGCCGCCGATCAGAAGAAATTCACCTCGATCGAGGTCGAGCCGAACTTCTCCGGCTCAGGCAAGGCCTACCTGATGGGCCTGGCCGCCACCGACAGCCCTGCCTCCCTGGGCACCGAGGCCCTGCAGTTCTCGGCCCGCACCGACGACGCCTACGCCAAGCAGCTGAAGGCCGACCTGGACGCGCGCAAACAGCACGACACCTGCCTGTTCTCCGCCGCCTTCGAAACGCGGATCGAGTTCGCCGATCACGAAAACCCGGCCACCGACGCCGATACCCTGATCGACCGCATCGTCGCCCGCTTCACCAAGGCCTTGCCGGGCTCGGAGCCGACGTCGCCGGCGGCGTCCCAGCCGCCCGCCGGCCAGCCCGACCTGGCCAGCCTCGCGACCGCCTTCACCGACGGCCTGCGGGAATTGGGCCAGAGCTTCAGCCAGGCCCTGGCCCAGGCGTCGCAAGACACCAACGCCCGCTTCGCCAAGCTCGAGAGCGAGCACGCCGCCCTGAAGTCGGACATCGAGGGGACGCCGGAGCGCTCCTACTCGGCCCGCCCGACCCACGCCGGCGGCGACGGCCGCGAACTGGCCGACTTCTGAACCGCCCTCCCCGCCTTCGCACCCACGCCCGCCCTTTTCACGGAATCTCTTCCCGATGCGCAACGAAACCCGCGTTCATTTCGACGCCTACCTGGACCGCCAGGCCGAACTGAACGGCGTGAGCCGTTCGACCGTCCGCGAAGGCAAAGCCTTTTCCATCGAGCCGTCGGTCCAGCAGAAGCTGATCGAAAAGCAGCAGGAGTCTTCGGGCTTCCTGAAGCAGATCAACGTGGTCCCGGTCCCGGAACAGTCCGGCGAGAAGTTGGGCCTCGGCATCTCCGGTCCGCTGGCCAGCCGAACCGACACCAACCAGGCCGATCGTGAGACCGTCGATCCCGGCACCCTGGACAGCGACAAGTTCCAGACGCGTCAGACCAACACCGACACCCACATTCGCTACGCGAAGATCGACTACTGGTCGAAGTTCAAGGATTTCCAGCCGCGGATGTCGTCGGCCATCACCCAGCAGTCGGCTCGCGACCGCATCATGATCGGCTTCAACGGCCGGACCGCAGCCGCCACGACCAACCGCAACACCAATCCGCTGTTGCAGGACGTGAACATCGGCTGGCTCGAGAAGATCCGCCTGAACCGCCCCACCCACGTCTTCGCCGAAGGCGTCAAGGAAGCGGGCAAGATCATCATCGACCCGACCAACGGCGACTATCGCAACCTGGACGCTCTCGTCTACGACGCCATCCATTCCTTTCTGCCGGAGTGGGCCAAGCATGACGGCGGCCTGAACTGCATCGTCGGCGACGGCCTGCTGCATGAGAAATATTTCCCGATGATCGATCGGGAAGAGCAGCCTACCGAGCGCCTGGCGCTGGACGTGCTGATGTCGAAGAAGGAACTGGGCGGCCGCCCGGCCGGCCGCGTCCCCTTCATGCTGCCCGGCTCGATCCTGATCACCCCCTTCGACAACCTGTCGATCTACGAACACGAAGGCACGCGTCGCCGCACCGTGGTCGACAACGCCAAGCGCGACCGGATCGAGACCTATGAGTCCGTCAACGAGGACTACGTGGTCGAGAACCACGACTTCGCCCTCCTGATCGAAAACATCCAGATCGGCCAGACCGTCGATCCGGGCCAGGGCGGCTGACGCCGCCCGCCCGTCGTTTCTTCCAGGACCTCTTCGAAGTGGACCCGACCATGAGCATCGCCGCCAAGGCCCGCGCCAAAGCCGAAGCTATAGCCGCATCCGAGGCGGAGGCCGAAGCCAAGGCCCAGGCAGCCGCTGTGGCCAAAACCCGTCCCAAGCCGCTCAGGCCGGCCCTCACGCCGGCCCCGGCTGTGCCGACGATCACCGCTCGCCCGGCCTCGCCAGCGGCCCAGCGCCGCGCCTTCCTGATCGCATCCAGCGCCGGCCGCGTCCTGGCGGCGACCGGCATCGCCGTGGCCGAAACGGCCGTGAACGACGACATTGAGCTCTCGCCCGACGTCGCCAAGGTCGTGCTGCAGCTTGAGGCCGACATCCGGCGCCTGAAGGAGATCAAAGCGACCGACCGCAAGGTCGAGGCCAAGATCCAGATGATGCCCGCCTATCGCGCCTGGTGCGACGGCGTGCTGGCGGCCGGCAAGGTCGACCCCAGCCCGCTCGACCAGGTCTTCACCACCATCATGGCCTGGACCATCGACATCGGCGACTACATGACCGCCCTACCGATGCTCGAGCACGCCATGCTCCACAAGCTGGACATGCCGGCGGGCTTCAGCCGCGACCCCATCACCTTCGCCATCGACCAGATCTGCGAGGACGCCATCCGCGTCTACGACGCCGGCGGCGAGGCGGCTTCGACCTTCGAGGCCGGCGTCCTGCCCATGCTGCAGGACCTGGTGCGCGACCACGACGTAGACCTGCACGACGAGGTCGAGGCCAAACTGCACAAGGCCATCGGCCGGGCCATCATGGCCGGCGCCGATCCCGAGAACGAACCGGACCTGCTCCAGCGCCGGAAGTCCGCCCTGGTCGAATATCAGGCTGCGCTGGCCAAGGACGAGCGCGTCGGGGTGAAGGGCGACATCGCCAAGCTCCAGCGCGAACTGAAGAAGGCCGAGCCGGACGCCGGCAAGGCCTCGACCGACACGCCGCCCCAGCAGGGCGGCTGACCCCCTCGCCCCCCGGCGCTCGGGGCGGGGCTGGTCCGACAACAGCCGGTTCGCCCGTCTGCATCGTCCGGCCAGCCCCCCACCCCGTAGCCGGACGGGCGTCTATCTGAAGGGCCAGCAGGCGGCCAAAACAGGAATCCCTCGCTCAGCGCCATGTCTGGACCCTTCTCCTCCCCTTCCCTCATCCCCGCCCCCGGCACGGCCGCGCCGGTGGCCTCGATCGACTGCGGCCCCTTCTGGCCCGCGCTCGACCTGACTAAGCTGCGCGCCGGCGTCCGCGTCGACCAGGTCGTAACCGAGGACCGGCTGCTCGAGGTCGCCCGAAACGCCGTCCTCGACATCATGGTCGAGCTGGAGACCTGGCGTGCCGAACAGGTCGGCGCCGGCTACGCCACGCTCGCCGATGTGCCCGGCCGCCACCAGGTCGACGGCTTTAGCGACTTCGAGATCCGCTGGCTGCGCGCCGTCCATTCCGTGGTGGCCGGCGATCTGGCCGACCGCCAGCTGGGCCAGTCCGCGCGTTCCGCCGGCATGGAGAGGGTGGAAGAGCTTGCGGCCGACATCGAGGTCCACCGCCGCAACGTCACCTACGCCGTCCGCGACTTCCTCGGCCGTCCGCGCATCATCGCGGAGACGATCTGATGACGCGCGCCCTGCGTCCCGTCGAGGCCCTCGAGGGCGAAACCGTCGACCAGCTGGTCTGGCGCGAGGTGGGCCGCGGCTCGCCCGTGGTCGAGCGGGTGATGGAGGCCAATCCCGGCCTGTCGGATCCCGGCCTGTTCCTGAAGCACGGCCAGGTGGTCCTGATCCCGGCCGACGCCGATCGGGCGGCGCCCGCCCCCATGACCCAACTGTGGACCTGAGGCCGTGAGCAAGACCCCCGTCACCTTCACCATCAGCCTCCTGCAGCTGTGCTTCGCCGTCGGGGTGCAGATCATGGTCGTCGCCATCGCGATCGGCGGCCTGTTCTCGCGCGTCGAGGCCATGGAGGCGGCCGTCCAGCCGATCCAGCGCGGCGACTTCGCCCGCCTGGACGAGCGCGTCCAGCACATCCAGGGCGACATCGCCTGGATCCGCGCCCAGCTGGAAAAGGAGCGCGATCGATGAGCCGCCCCCTGCCCGAAGCGCAGTGGCTCTGGCGCCGCCTGTTCACCTGGGCGGTGACCGGCTGGGCGCTCTTCACCCTGCACGGCCTGATCCAGCGCATGCCCGAAGGCGATCTCCGCGCTATCGCAACGCGCCTGATCCTGCTGCTGGGCGCCCTGGTCGCCTTCTACCTGATCGGCCCGACCGCCGAACACATCATCGCGCTCGTGCGCGCCTGGCGAGGAGAGAATCCGAAATGAACTTCAGACTGAGCACCCGCTCGCGCGATCGCATGAAGGGCGTTCATCCCGACCTGGTGCGCATTGTGGAACGCGCCATTCAGCTGACGCCCATCGACTTCATGGTGACCGAAGGGCTGCGCACAGCGCAACGCCAGGCCGAGCTGGTCCGCGCCGGCGCCAGCCGCACCAACAACTCCCGCCACCTCACGGGTCACGCCGTGGACATCGCGGCCCTTGTCGACGGCCAGGTGCGCTGGGACTGGCCGCTTTATCCTCGGATCGCCGCCGCCTTCAAACAGGCTGCGCGCGAACTGAACACGCCCATCACCTGGGGCGGCGACTGGCCCAAGCTGCGCGACGGTCCTCACTTCGAGCTCGAGCGGAAGGCCTATCCCTGATGGACGCGTTACGCCGCACGTTCAACTTTGCCTCGCCGTTCGGCCTGATCCTCCTGCTGATCGTGGCCGTCGGTCTGGCTATCCTCTCCCTTGGCGCGGTCGGCTTCCGTTTCGATCCGTTCGACAGCCTCCAGAAGCGCGCGGACCGGGCCGAGGCTTCGGCCGCCGCCGCGAACGCCGACGCCGCCGCCCGCCGGATCCAGTCGGCCGGCGCGGCCGACACCGTCCAGCGCATCGACCGCGTCACGGTCCAGATCCGCGCGGCCGACGCCATCGCCCATAAATCCGCCCTCTCCGCCCAGGACGCGCCCGATGCGAAACACCCTGTCGATCCTGCCCGCCTCGCTCGCCTGCGCCATGCTGACCAGCAGCTGTGCGACCTCCGTCCCGTCATCTGCGCCGACGCGCCCGCCGCAACGCGAGATGCCGGCCCAGGCGACGACGCCGTGCGCCCTCCCCCGCCTGCCTGATCAGGCTACCGCAGCCGAGCTGGAAAGCGCCTTCACCGCGCGCGGCGTCGCCCTGCTGACCTGCGACGCCGCGCGTCAGCTGGCCGTCGACGTCCACGCCGCCGAGAAGGCGGATCAGGAGGCCTGGCTGCGCTCCCAGACGCCGGCCTCGTCCTGGCGTCGCCTGTTCGGGGGACGGTGATGCGCAAGCTCAACAGCCTGAAGGCCCACATGACCGAGGCGCTGACCCATCGCGGCATGCGCCAGAACCCGGCCGATCTGCATTTCGCCATCCCCAGCGGCAGCGTCGTTGCCCGCGGTCGGCCGGGCCTCGGCTTCGAATACCGCTACACCCTGGTCATGGCCGTGCTGGACTGCGCCTATGGCTTGGACGAGATCACGGTCCCGCTGATGATGTGGGTCGCCCGTTGGCAGCCGGAACTCCTCTCCCTGACGGCGGCCGACGGCGGAATCGATTGGGAGGTCGAGCTCCTGGACGACGGCAAGTCGGACATCATGGTCCGCATCCCCCTGACCGAAGGCCTGCACCTTAGCCCGCGCGAGGACGGCGGCCACGACCTGGTGCGGCCTGAAGAGCCTGTCCCCTTCGCCCTCGAGCAGGCCGCGCCCCTTCACCGCGTCTATCTGGACGGCGAACTGATCGCCAGCTGCAGCGCCCACCCGGACGCCTGACGTGGCCGATCGCGAAGACCAGATCGCCGTCTACCGCGAAGCCGTGTCGACCTACATCGAACGGCTGACGTCCAAGGAGCGCTCGCGCCTGTTGCGACGCGCCGCCTTCGAACTGCGCCGGTCTCAGCAGAAGCGGATCCGCGCCCAGGTCGGCCCCGACGGGGCGCCGTGGCCGAAGCGCAAACCCCGCAAGGAACAGAAACCCGCCAGCCGCCCGATCCGCTTCCTCTATCGCCGCGGCGACAGGGAGCGCCTGGTGGACATGCGCAGCTGGGTCCGGCGCGGTAACATGCTCACCGGCTTCGATCGGGAGGCGGAGGGCATCCGCACCTTCCGGGCCGATCGGATTTCGCGACACCTGCCGGCCGAAGGCGGAGCCGACCCCGGCCCCATGACGGGCGTCATCCGCAGCCGGCGCGGCGGGGTGCGGCGCAAGGCGGCCGCCATGTTCGTCAAGCTGAGGACCGCGGCGCACATGCGCGCCGGAGCGACGCCCGACGAAGCCTATGTCGAGTTCGCCGGCCGCGCGTCAAAGCTGGCCCGCATCCACCATTTCGGCCTGAAGGACCGGGTTGTCCCCGACGGTCCCGAGACGGATTATCCGCAACGCGAACTGCTGGGCTTCAGCCAGGCAGACGACGAGGCCATGCTCGCTCTGCTCCTCGATCACATGGAAGGGCGGGTCTAGCGCCCGCCGTGTGGTGCGGGGCGGACCTGACCATAGCCCGCTGTCGCGCTGATCGCGGTCGGGCGGCCCTATCCGCCCATGACGCAGTATTCCGGCCCCGCCGGCGGCACGACCGCCGTTGATCTATCGCGGCTGCCCTTCCCGGCCGTGATCGAAGAACTCGGCTTTGAGGCGATCCTCGCCGAAGCCAAGGCCGATCTGATCGCGCTGGCTCCGGACGCCGCCGCCGTCCTGGAGGACGAGAGCGAACACTTGGTCAAGCTGATGCAGGTCTTCGCCTATCGCGAGCTCAACCTGCGCAAGCGTGTGAACGACGCCGCCAGGGCCATGACCCTGCCCTACGCGATCGGCGCGGATCTCGACGTTGTGGCAGCGCCGTTCGCCCGCCGTCTGGTCATCCGTCCGGCCGATCCCCTGACCGGGGCTCCGGCCGTCATGGAAAGCGACGATTCACTGCGTGAACGCGCCATGATGGGACCGGAAGGCTATTCGGTCGCCGGCCCTGCGGGGGCCTACGTCAGCTTCGCGCGCGCCGCATCCGGCCAGGTGCTGGATGCCTCCTGCATCACGCCTTCGCCCGGTCGGGTCCTGGTGACGGTTCTGTCGCGCGACGACGGCGGCGTCCCCGAGCAACCGCTTCTCGACATCGTCACCGCCGCCGTGACCGACGAGGACGTCCGCCCCCTGACCGATCATGTGACGGTCCAGGCCGCCGAGATCCTCACCTTCACGATCGCGGCCACGATCAAAACCTTCGCCGGGCCGGACAGCGACGTCGTGCTAGCCGAGGCCCGCCGTCGGCTCGATGACTACCTCGCCCGCTCCTACCGCCTCGGCCGCGACATCACCCGCGCGGCCCTGACCGCCGCGCTTTGCCCTGACGGCGTCCAGGACGTCGAACTGACGCAGCCGGCCGCTTCGATCGTGGTAGGCCCCACCCAGGCGGCCCTGTGTCGGGGCGTCACGCTGACCTACGGGGGCCTGGCCGAATGACCCCGGCCCGACATCTCGGGGCGGCCGACCCGACCTCGCTTCTGCCGCCCAACGCGACCCGGTTCGAACGTGATCTCGAGATCCTCAGCCGTCGCCTCGACGTCATCCCGACGCCGCTGCGCGACCTGGTCAATGTCGAGACCTGCCCCGAACGGTTCCTGCCTTGGCTGGCCTTCACCCGCTCGGTCGACTCCTGGAATCCCGGCTGGTCGCCCCGCGTGAAGCGCAACCTGATCGCCTCCTCGATCGACCTGCACCGTCGCAAGGGTTCGGCCGGGTCGGTGCGCGCCATCGTCCAGGCCTTCGGCGGGCAGATCGCGCTGCGCGAATGGTGGCAGATGGACCCGCCCGGCCAGCCGCACACCTTCGACATGGTGCTGACCCTGACCGGCGATGACGGCGAAACCGCCTCGCAGCGCTTCATCGAAGAGGTGATCGAGGAGGTCGCCCGCACCAAGCCGGCCCGCTCCTGGTTCACCGTCACCCAGGGCTTCACCGCCAGAGGCGTCCAGGCCGTAGCCGCCGCCGCCCGTCCAGCCGTTTACCGCCGCCTGCAGCTCTCCGAGGCCGTCTGATCATGTCCGGTTTCCAGATCACCATCACCGACGCCGGCCGCGCCGCGCTCATCAACGCCCAGCACAACGGCACGGTCGCCTTCGTCCTGTCGCAGATCGGGGTTTCGACCCAGGCGATCGCCGGCGACCTGGCGGGCCTGACGGCTTTACCGAACGAACGCAAGCGGCTGGCCACCATGGCCGGCGACGTCGTCGCCGACGATACCCTTCATGTGACGATCCGCGATGAAAGCGCGGACGCCTACGCCCTGCGGTCATTCGGCCTCTACGCCTCCACCGGCGTCCTCTTCGCCGTCTATAGCCAGGCCGACCCCATCCTGGAAAAGTCGGCCGCCGCCATGTTGCTCCTGGCCGTCGATGCGCGGCTGGTGGCCCTGGGGACAGCCAACGTCGAGTTCGGCCCGGTCGGCTTCACCCTTCCACCGGCCAGCGAAACCGTCGCCGGCGTTGTCGAGATCGCCACCGACGCGGAGGTGGACGCGGGTTTGGACCCCTGGCGGGTCATAACCGTCCGGACGCTCAAGCGCGCGCTCGGCGCCCTGACCAACTTCGCCCTCAAGGATCACAAGCATGACGCGGCCGACGTCGAGACGGGCACGTTTCATGCGAACCGCATCCCGGAACTGCCGATGTCTCGCATTGGCGGCTTGATCGCTACCCTGGCCGACAAGGCGTCTGCTCTGCACAGCCACACCATGGCGCAGGTGTCGGGCCTGGTCGACGCGCTGGCTGCCAAGGCGCCGCTGAGCTCTCCGATCTTCAGCGGTATTGTCGAAGCGCCTCAGTTCTTGCTCAACGCCGCCGCCTCCACGGCCCGCCGCATTGTCATTCGAACCGCTGGCGCGGCTCGCTGGACGCTTGGCGCAACGGGATCAGGCGAAGCCGGTGGGAACGCTGGGTCGGACTTCACCATCGATCGCTACAGCGATGCGGGCTCCTACATCGGCGCAGCCCTGTCGATTACCCGAGCTACGGGCCAGGCCACCTTGTCGTCCCGGCCGATGTTCGGAAGCGCCACGCCATGGGATACCGGCAACTTCAACCCGGACACCAAGGCGACCCTGGGGGTGAACGCCCTGTTCCAGGACGTGATCGCGGCCCGCAACGCCGTCGATGGCGTCTACTATTTCGGCAGCGACGCGAGTCGGTGGCTTGCCTACTCCAACGGTCGCTATGAACTGATCGGAACCGGCGGGCTGACGGTCAACGGCTATCGCGCCTGGACCGCCGAACACTTCGACGCCTCCAACCTCGTGTCGATCAGCGCCACCGGCCTGGGCAAGACCGGCGCCGGGCGGCTGATGACCTTTAGCACTCCCGAGGCCTACGGGGCTCTGCCGACGGGTTTCACCACCATGGTCGCGCCGAACCAGCCCGGCATGCCCACGACGGGCTATGCCTATTTCTCAAAAATCGGCCGAAGGGACGCTGCCGACGGATACTCTGCTCTCGTCGTGTCTCACTCTGGCACCGCTGGTGATAAACCCGAAGCATGGGTCGGCGGTTCGCCCAGCGACCAGTCGTATGCAGGGTGGTCGAAGCTCTGGACGGATAAGAACTTCGACCCCGCCACCAAGGCCAACGTCCAAGACCCGAACTTCTACGGTCAGATCAATCTCGAAAGCGGCCCCGCCCGTTTCCGCACCATCGGCGACGGCGACAGCCTGTTCCTTCAGGCAGGAACGGCGACCGGGAATAATGGCAACCTGATCCTCAGCGGGTTGTTCGGGCAGAATCTGACTAGCCTTCGCGCTCAGGTTGACGGTGCGCTGCGGGACATTTTTCACACCGGCAATTTCAATCCTGCGACCAAGGCTGATCTGAACGGTTGGACCGATCCCGCCGCCGATGCGATTGCGACCGGCTTTAAACAGTTCGTGGGCCGGGGCTCGGGCGCCATCGCGAGCGGCCAAGGCGCCGGCAATCGGGCGGCGATGGAGGTTCGTGGCGAAGGCGGGGCCGCCTTCATGGGCTTCCACCGGCCCGGAGTGTTCGCGACCTTCTTCGGCATCGATACCGACAACGAACTCAAGATCGGCGGCTGGTCGCTCGGCGAGGTTTCCTATCGCATCTGGTCGGAATTCAACCTGCGTCAGGCCAACCCGGCCGAGGCGGCCGCAGGCGTGGCACATGACCGCTTCATCACTCCGTCGTCCCTCTGGTCCTTCGCCAAATCCATCGGCCCCAACGGCTACGCCCAGGTGCCCGGCACCGACCTGATCATCCAGTGGGGCGTTTCGGCGGGAAGCCATGCCGAAGGCCCGGTCCACGCCGCCCTGCCTGTCGCTTTCGGCGGCGGCTGTCTCTTTGCGTGCGCCACGCCGCGCAATGCGAATGAGGTTATCGGCATGGATTTCTACATGCAGGTCGTCGGCCGCTACCTGGACCGCATCGTCTTCTACGCCAACCGCGCGAACAACAGCTCCGGCAATATGTCAGGCTACGAATGGATGGCTCTCGGCCTCGCCCGAGGAACACCCAATCCTGCCTACAGCTCCGGCGGCGGAGGCGGGGGCGGCGTCTTCCCACCCGGTGGCGGCGGCGGCGAGATCATCCCCTAGGATTGAACATGAGCATCGTATTCTGCCCTTCCGCGCGCCTCTTCATCGACCCTGATCTGTGGCCGCACGACCTGCCAGACGACATCATCTCGCTCAGCGATCAGGACCACGCGCGCATTCTGGACGAGCTTTCGACCGGCCGCATCCTGTCGACCGACGAAGATGGCCAACCCATAACGGTCGAGCCCCCGCGCGCCTCGGACGAGGTTCTGGCGAACCAGGCCCGCCGTCGCCGCGATGCGGAGATCGCCCAGGTCCGCTGGCTGATCGAGCGTCACCGCGACGAGCAGGCCCTGCAGATCGCCACCACCCTGACGCCCGAGGACTATCGCCTCGTCCAGGAACACGTGCAGGCCCTGCGCGACGTGCCCGAACAGGACGGCTTTCCCCGAGCGATCGACTGGCCGGTCCTGGCGACCGCACTGCTGGCGACCGGCGCCTGAAACCTCGCCCTTGTGGTGCGGGGCGGACCTGACCACAGCGGGCGCGCGAAAGCAGCCGGACGCTGCGCCATCGTTCGCGCCATGCGTCGCCCCGCCCCATCTTCATCTGCAGCTTCGACCAACCGCGCCCTGGCGGACCTGGTGCGCGAAGGCGTGGTCCATTCTGTTGATCTCGACGCCGGCAAGGCCGTGGTTCGCCTCGGCGACATCCTGACGCCGCCAATCGACTGGCACATGCCGGTCGGCGACACCACGATCTGGCTCCCTCCAACTGAAGGCCAGCCGGTCACCGTCATTTCCCCCGAAGGCGACCCCGAGCGCGCCTACATCGCCGCCAGCCTGCCGTCTTCCAGCCTGGCGCCGCTCTTCCTGGGCGTGCGCGTCGGCATTCGCTTCAGGGACGGATCGATCCTCACCTACGATCCCGTGGCCAAACGCCTGCAGTTCGATCTCGCCGGATCCGCCGAGCTCGTGGCGCCCGACGGCCTGTCCATCCGTGGCGACGTCGCCATCGAGGGCGACCTGGACGTCCAGGGCGACGCCCGCGCTTCCGGCGTGCTGACCGGCGACGAGGACGTCGTCTTCGCCGGCAAGAGCGCCAAGGGCCACAAGCACCTCGGCGTGACCGCAGGCTCAGCCGTGTCCGGAGGTCCCCAATGACCGGCCTCTCCTCCAGCAACGGGCGGGCGATCGCCTCGGACACCGACGACTATGTGCGCCGTTCGGTGGCCGACGTGCTGACCACTCCGATCGGCTCGCGCGTCATGCGGCGCGATTACGGCTCCTACCTGCCCCTTCTGGTCGACCAGCCGATGAACGCGATCACGCGCCTCAAGCTCTACGGGGCCACGGCGCTGGCGCTGATCCGGTTTCACCATCGCTCCCGTCTCAAGGCCGTCCAGCTGACGACCGACGGCCCCTCGGCCGCCCTGCAGCTGGAGCTGGTCCGCACCGACCTGCCCCGCCCTCGCGCCCTGTCCGTCGCCCTGCCCTTCAGCGCGCTGCGCTCGGCCGCTCCACGAACCTGACCAACCAAGGATCCTGACCATGGCTATCACGCCCCGCCGCCACGGCGTCAAGATTATCGAAGTCGCCGCCGGCCCCTTGACGCTGGCCGTGGCCGCCACCTCCATCTGGGGCCTGGTCGCCGTCGCCCCGGCGGCGGATGAAGAGGTCTTTCCGCTCGATAAGCCCGTCCTGGTGACGGACATCGAAGCGGCCATTCAGGCCGCCGGCGACGGCGGCACCCTAGCCAAGTCGTTGAAGGCCATCGGCGACCAGGCCCGCGCCGTCGGTGTCGTGGTTCGCGTGGCGGAAGGCTCCGGCGGCAACCCTGAAGACGTGGCCACGGATCAGGACGCCAAGCTCATCGGCGGCGGCGTCGCCGGTTCTCGGACCGGCCTGCAGGCCCTGATGGACGCCGAGAGCGCCACGGGCGTTCGCCCGCGCATCCTGGCCGTGCCCGGCTTCTCTTCGGCCGAAGTGGGCTCCGCCCTGGGCGTCCTGGCGGCCAAGCTGAACGCCATCGCCTATTATGACGCCGGGCCTGTGCGCACGGTCGAGGCGGCGGTCGCCTTCCGCGCCGGCTTCACCCAGCGCGAGCTCTTCCTGCAGTTCGGCGACTTCCTGGCCGCCAACCCCTTCACCGCCGTGGTCGAGCCGTCCTACGCCTCGGCTCGGGCCGTGGGCCTGCGCGCCCGCACCGATCAGGAGATCGGCTTCCACAAGACGATCTCGAACCTGCCTGTCGCCGGCGTCGTCGGCATCACGACTGCGGTCAGCTGGGATCTCCATAGCGACGACACCGAGGCTGGCATCCTGAACGGCGCCGACGTCACCTGCCTGATCCGCCGCGACGGCGACCGCTTCTGGGGCAATCGCGGCTGTTCCGTCGATCCGCGCTTCGCCTTCGAAAGCGCGGTGCGCACCAACCAGGTGTTGCGCGACACGATCGCCGAGGGCGTCTTCCCCTACATCGACCGGCCGCTGACGCCCGCCTTGGCGCGCGACATCGTCGCCAGCATCAACGCCATGTTCCGCCGCCTGAAGGCCGCCGGCCTGATCATCGGCGCCGAAGCCTACCTGACCGACGCCAATACGCCCGACCAGCTGGCCGCCGGCCGGCTGCGCATCGGCTACCGCTTCACGCCCTGCGCCCCGCTTGAGGACCTGTCGATCGAGAGCCTCATCACCGAGGAGTTCTACGCCGACTTCAACCAGATGGCCGCCTGAACGTCAGCCTGAACCGTCTCCCCCAAGCCATTCAATTTTCTAGGAAACCTTTGCGATGAACCTGCCCCGCAAGCTCAAGGACATGGTGGTCCACGGCAACGGCGAAGCCTACATCGGCGAGAGCAAGACCTTCACCCGCCCGCCTCTTGAAATGGAGGGTGAAGACTGGCGCGGCTCGGGCATGATCGCCCCGATCAAGATCTTCAACGGCCTGCAGGCCCTGGAGGTCGAGCATACCTACGGCGGCGAGATCCCCGGCCTGAACAGCACCTTCGCCGAGCACCAGGTCGACGCTTCGCAGCTGCGCTTCACCGGCGCCTATCAGAACGCCGCGACCGGTGAATATGACCACGTCGAAATCGTGGTCCGCGGCCGCACCTACGCCATCGACGCCGGCGGCGACGAGATCGGCGGCGACACCGAGGTCACCTACAAGACCGCCTGCGTCTACTACCTGCAGACCCGCAACGGCCGGACCGAGTTCGAGATCGACGTCCTGAACAAGGTCTTCATCGTCGACGGCGTCGACCGCCTGGCCGAAGAACGCCGCATCCTGGGCTTCGCCTGATGATGGTCGCCCTCAAGCAGCTATGCGGTAGGGCGGCTTCGAAAACCGCCCTCAAGCAGCAATGCGGTAGGGCGCCCTCAAACGGGAGCCCGCCGTCTGACCGGCCGGATGCGCTCGAGCGACCCGATCGCCCATGTGCGGCCTCGCCGCCGGCGGTTCGGCGGGCGCCCCGTCCCCCTTCTCACTTCCTGGGCGTCCGCACGGCGCCCTCCCTTCGCTTCACCGGGTAAAGACGATGAACACCGACGAAGAAGTTACTGAAAAGAAAGAACGCGCGACCGTGGTCGTGCCGCTGGACACGCCGCTCAAGCGCGGCGATCAGGTCATCAAGGCCGTCACCCTGCGCAAGCCGCTGGGCGGCGCCCTGACCGGCGCCAAGGTGGTCGACCTTCTGAACCTCGACCTGGTCGCCGCCTCCAAGGTGGTGCGCAGGATCTCCTCGCCCGTCATCACCGCCCAGGAGTTCCTGGCGATGGAAGCCGAGGACTGCACGGCCATCGCGGGCGAGATCGCCGGTTTTTTGCTGCAGAAGCGCCAGAAGGCGGAAGCTGGCCTCGAAGCATAGACGACGCCTTCGCCGATATCGCCGCCGTCTTCCACTACTGGCCGTCGCCGACGCCCATGGAAGAGATGACCTTCACGGAGATCCTGGAGGTTCGCGATCGCGCCGTCGAACGCTGGAACCGCATGAACGCGGCTCCGGACAAACCCCGCACCCGATAGCCCTCCCCGAGCTTCATGTCCCGCAACCTGCGCCTTCAGCTGATCATGGACGCCGCCGGCAACGCCACGCGGTTCCTGAAGGGCGTGCGCGGCGAGACCGATTCCACGTCCAAGGCGCTGCGGGCGGCGCGCGAGCGCATTTCGGAACTGCAGCGCGCCTCCAAGGATGTCGCCGCCTATCGGCAGATGACCGATCGGCTCGGTCAGACGCGCGAATCCCTGAAGGCCGCGCGCGTTGAAGCCGCGCGACTGGCCCAGGCGCACAAGGCGGCCGCGAACCCGACCAAGGCCCTGACGCGCGCGTTTGAACAGGCGCGGGACCGCGTCCGATCGCTGAAGGCCACCGAGGAAGGCCACGCCCGAACCCTTCAGTCGATCCGCGGTCGCCTCGAGTCCGCGGGCCTCTCGACCCGCAACCTGGCAGAGGCCGAAAAGCGGCTGGCCCTTCGCACCCGCCGCGCCACCGACGCCCTCGAGGAGCAGCGCTCCAAGCTGAAGGGGCTCGAGGATCGTCAGAACCGCCTGGCGAACGCGCGAACCGCCTATGACAAGCGTCAGCAGTTCGCCGGCACGGCCGCCGGCGCGGGCGCAACGGCGATCGGCGTCGGCATGGCCGCAGCCGCGCCCCTGGTCGCGGCCTCGGGGGCCGCCATCACCTTCCAGGACGCCATGCTCGACGTGAAGAAGGTGGTCGATTTCGACACGCCCGAACAGTTCGAGCAGATGAACCGCGACGTCCTGCAGCTGTCGAAGGATCTCGGCCTGCCGGCGGAAGGCGTCGCCCAGATCATCGCGGCGGCCGGTCAGGCCAAGATCGCGCGCGAAGAGCTCAAGGGTTTCGCCCAGGACGCCGGTCAGATGGGCGTCGCCTTCGGCACGACCGCCGAGGACGCGGGCGAGAAGATGGCCACCTGGCGCACCGCCTTCGGCATGACGCAGGACCAGGTCCGCGCCTTCGCCGACCAGATCAACTACCTGGGCGACAACGGCAACGCCACGGCGCTGGCCATCTCCGACGTCGTCACCCGCGTCGGACCGCTGGGAGGCGTCGCCGGCCTGGCCGCGGCCGAGGTCGCCGCCCTGGGCTCGACCATCGTCGGCATGGGTGTCGCCGAAGAGGTCGCCGCCACCGGCATCAAGAACACCATGCTCGCCCTGACCAAGGGCGAGGCCGCCACCAAGGCCCAGCGCAAGGCCTACGCCGCCCTCGGGCTTGAGGCGGAAGGCGTCGCCAAGGCCATGCAGAGCGACGCCGGCGGGACCATCATCGACGTGCTGGAGCGCGTGAAGAAGCTGTCGCCCGAACGTCAGGCCTCGATCCTGACCCAGCTGTTCGGCTCGGAGTCCGTGGCGGCGATCGCGCCGATGCTGACGCAGCTGGACGTGCTGAAGACCAACCTGAAGGCCGTGGAAGACGCCGAGAGGACGGCCGGGTCCATGGCGACCGAGTTCGGCAACCGCATGTCCGGCGCCAAGGGTGCAATCGACCAGGCGACGCATGGACTGAGAGGCGCGGCAATCGCTGCTGGGACTTCATTCCTTCCTCTGATCCGTGAGGTTGCTCTGCGCGTTGGCGCAACCTCGGAGCGCCTGACCAAATTCGCCCAGGCGCATCCGCGCGTCATCCAGGTCGTGGGCGCCCTGGTCGGCATTGTCGCCGCCGGCCTGCTGATCTTCGGCGGCCTGGCCCTGGCGGTCGCCGCCGTTCTCGGCCCCTTCGCCCTGCTTCAGTTCGCCCTGGCCGGCGCGGGCGCCTTCTTCGCGCCCCTGCTCGCGGGTCTCGGCGGCGCCATCGCGTCCACGTGGGCCTTCACCGCCGCCCTGCTGGCCAACCCCATCACCTGGATCGTGGTCGGCGTCGTCGCCCTCGCGGCGGCCGCCTTCCTGATCTATCGCAACTGGGGCGCCATCAGCACCTGGTGGGCCGGCGTCTGGTCCCGCATCAAGGAGATCGGCGGCGCGGCCGTTCGGGGCCTGATCGGCATCTTCATGAGCTTCACGCCGGCCGGCCTGCTGATCCAGGCCTTCCAGCGGGTCTGGCCTGCCCTGCAGTCGCTGGGGCCGAAGTTCCGCGAGTTCGGCGGCCAGCTGATCATGGGGCTGATCAACGGCCTGCTGGGCGGCATTCCCAATCTGATCCGCGCCGTTATGGGCGCAGGCGGCAAGCTGATCACCGCCTTCAAGGAGCGCCTGGGCATCCGCTCGCCGTCGCGCGTCTTCGCCGGCCTGGGCGACGACACGGTCGCGGGCCTGACGCAGGGCCTGACCCGATCGTCCGGGGACGCCCTCAAGGCGGTTGCGCGGGTGGGCGCCGGCATGACGGCCGCCCTCGCCGTCGGAACGCCTGGCGCGCCGTCCCTGGACGACACGGTCGCGGGCCTGGCGCAGGGACTGACCCGATCGTCCGGGGACGCCCTCAAGGCGGTTGCGCGGGTGGGCGCCGGCATGACGGCCGCCCTCGCCGTCGGAACGCCTGGCGCGCCGTCCCTGGCCTTCGACAACGGCCCGCGCATCGGCGTCGCGCCCGCGCCGGCTGCATCCGCGCCGCCGGCGACGCGCCCGTCGATCGGCAGCGTGACCATCAACGTGCACGCGCAGCCTGGCCAGAGCCCCAGGGACATCGCGCGCCAGGTCGCCGAGATTCTGAACAGCCCCAACCTGGGCGAGCTCGGCGACGAGCCCGGAGACTTCGATTGATGGCTGCTGGAAACCCAACGACGGGGCGTCTGTCATGGCGATGATGGCCCTGGGACTGTTCGTCTTCGATCTGCCCACCCTGACCTATGACCAGCTGCAGCGCCGCACGTCCTGGCGCCATGCCTTCGGCGAGCGCGTCGGCGCCCGCCCGGCCGGTCAGTTCCTGGGCGAAGGCGACGACGACATCACCCTGACGGGCAGGCTCGCGCCCATTGCGTTCGGCGACGCCGGCAGCCTGGATGATCTGCGGACCATGGGCAAAAGCGGCGAGGCCTGGCCCCTGGTCGACGGCGCGGGCCGCGTCTACGGAGCCTTCGTCATCACCGGCCTGGACGAGACGCAGCGGGCGATCATGGACAACGGCGTCGCCCGGATCTCGGACTTCACCCTGTCTCTCAAGCGGGTGGACGACGACCTGGACGACGAGGGCGTCGCGCCGTGACGGGCCGGGCCTTTCATCCCCAGGCGGTCTGGCGGCTGGTGGTCGACGGCGTGGACATCGGCGCCCAAGTCACGCCGCGCCTCAACAGCCTGGAACTGACCGAGAAGCGCGGCGCGGACGCGGACGAGCTCACGATCGTGCTCAACGACCACGACGGCCAGCTGGCGATCCCGCCGTCAGGGGCTGTGATCACCCTGGCGCTGGGCTGGCGAGAGCCCGGAGCCGCCGCCGCACCGGTCCTCATCGACAAGGGCCGTTTCAAGGTCGACCAGCGCAGCCACGCCGGCACGCCGGACATGCTGACGATCCGCGCCCGATCGGCGGACCTGACCCGCGCCTTCAGGAAGCGCCGGGCGCAAAGCTGGTCGGAAACAACCCTGGGCGCCGTTCTGGCGGAGATCGCCGGACGCAACGGCCTGCAGCTGCGCTGCGCGCCGGACAAGGCCGCCCTGGACGTCGCCCATCTGGCGCAGAGCAATGAGAGCGACGCCGCCCTGCTATCCCGTCTCGGCCGGATGCATGACGCCGTGGCGACGGTGAAGGCCGATCGACTGATCTTCATGGCCTGCGGCGCCGGCCAAACCCCCGGCGGCGCGGATCTCGGCCTGGCTCGGATCACGCGCCGCGACGGCGACCGTCACAGTTGGGAAGAGGCCGAGCGCGACGCCTTTTCCGGCGTCATCGCCGAATGGCACGACCGCGCCGGCGGCCAGCGCCGGAAGGTGATCGTCGGCAGCGACGAAAACGCCAAGAAGCTCAACCGGACCTACGCCTCGGAAGCCGGCGCCAGGCGCGCGGCCGACACCGAGTTCAAGCGACTGCAGCGCGCCGCCGCCAAGTTTTCGCTCACCCTCGCGCGCGGCCGGCCCGATCTCTTTCCCGAGAAGACGATCAACGTCTCGGGCTTCAAGCCCGAGATCGACGCGGCCGGCTGGCTGGTGGTCGAGGCGCGCCACACCCTGAACGCGTCTGGCGGCCTGGCGACCAGCCTGCAGATGGAGCTCGGCGGCTCAGAAACTGGCGACAGTGTCTGACGCACAGGCCTGTCAATGAACAACTTTATTGAGCGCAGATGAGCGAGGCGTGTTATGGAAAACGCAGGGGCGAAGTCGGGATCGGAATCCACTATGCACCAGGGGGCGACCGCTGACGGGCGGTTCAGCACGACCAATCAACCCGCCTGTTTTCAGGGCGGAAAGCGGCCTCGCTACGGCGGCCAGTTCCGGATGAAATGCCCTTACTGCGACGCCCTCGCCAAGGTCCGGGGCAGCGAGCAGATCAGCCCGACCTACCGGTCCTTGCGCTTCCAGTGCGTCAACGTCGAGTCCGACGAACCCTGCGGCGCATCCTTCATCGCCTCACTGGTGATCGAACGCGTCCTGGTCCCCACCGCCCGGCCCAACCCGCGCGTCCAGCTGCCGATGGCCGTCCTGCGCCGCCGCATGCCTTCGGGCGCCCCGGCTCCCGCCAACGATCAGGGGTGAAAAGCGGCCCGGCGCGCGACAAGGGGGGGCGAGCTACACATCGGGCCGCTTTTGCATTCCAAATCCCCGGGAACGCGCGCCATCAACCGACCGAGCTCGCCTTTGGTTCCGCTCTGCCTTCCGCCAGCCAGTTCGCCGGCACGTCCAGGGCCTGGGCGATCTTGACCCACGCCTCGGGCGTCCCCCTCTTCCCTTCCCGGGCTTCCAGCTCCGACAGATAGCTTTGCGCCAGGCCGGTCATCTCGGCCAGCTGCACCTGCGTCAGGCCGCGCCACTTGCGCAGGGCGCGCGGCAGGGTCGCGCCCTTCAGGACCAGGCGCGAGACCTCGGCGGGCAGGACGACGTCGCGCCCGGCCTTCAGATCGGCCATGCGTTCGTCAAACAGGGCGGCCTCACTTCGTATGGACGGCCCGCTTCAGCGCCTCATCGATGCGCGTCTGCCAGCCTGGGCCGCCCGACTTGAAGTGCTCGAGCACCTCGGCCGACAGGCGGATGTTCACGGCGACCTTGGTGCGGGCCTTCTGCGGCCCCCGCCCCTTCGCCCGACCGAACGCAGCCATGACGTCGGCGGGCAGCACCTCCGACGCAGGACGGGCGCGCGCGAAGTCGGTCTCGGTCCATTCGGGATTCTCGGGATCGTTCAGCTTGGGATCACGGGCCATAGCGTTTCATCTCCTTCTGGTGTGCGCGACGCAGACTGATCGCGCGGACGGCCGTTTCGCGAACGGTGAAGACGAAGCAGTAGGCCAGCCCGTCGATGTGGCCGAACGCCCGAAAGCGGCGCTCGCCATACTCGTGACGGTCATCCTCAACGACCACGGCCGTCTCCATGTCCATCTCCGCCCCCAGCGCCAGCGACACGCCGTGCTTGGCGATGTTCGCTTCGTTCTTCGCGCTGTCGAACTCGATGTCCATGAGCATTTTGTATCTACACTTTAGCGAAGACGCAATCTAAATCGTATCCACAAAACAACTCATTCCCGGTTCCGAGGCCCGCCCTCGATCATCACCTTGGCGTCGTCCAGGCCCGCCATGACGCGATTGTGGTCCTCGTCGCCAACGTCGACCGCGCCCGCGCCTTGGTTCAGCGCCGCCTCGCGAAAGAAGGCATCGCCCAGCTCGGGTACGTCGTCCGCCTCCAGTTCGACCATGCGCTCGTCGTAGAGGCGGGCGTCAGCGGCGTCTTCAGCGGCGTCGGCTTCCTCAAGACGGCGAGCGATCCCGTGCAGTTCCTTCGCAAAATCAGTGATGGTCCATCCGCCCTCCGTCAGCACGTTGTTGATCGACACCACGATGTCCTCGATCAGCTCAACCACCTCGCCGTGATAGCCATGCACATCCCGATCGACAGCAGCCACCATCTCCAGCAGCGGCGCCGCGCGCTTTTCAAAAAGGGCCCTGGGTTCAGCGCGTATCTGGTCTGCCAGCGCCTGGCGCGCCTCGAATACGGCTCTCTCAGCGCGCTCGATTTCGCCTTGCTCAGCGGAAATCACCACCTGCCCCGTTGCAGTGAATCTGAGAAAGCCAGGGATGGCTTTCGCTCGGGCAATCTCCTCAGGCGTCATATCTGACAGCGACGGACGTTTCTTCACGCCAGTTTCTCCACGAAGGCCAGCACATGCCGAACGGACGCCGTGACGGCGGCGTTGTCGCGGTCCAGGTAGCGGATCAGGGTCTTCAACTTCACCTCGGCCGCGCCCCGTCCGTCCGACGGTGTGTGCAGGATACGACGCTCGATCGCGCCGGCGCGATCACAAAGGACGTTGACCCGATGCTCATCCGCGTCCGTTTCCATCGGCGCCGCCTCGATCTGCGCGTCCAGGCGCGCGAGATCACGCGCCCACCTGGCGAACCGTGCGTCACGCGCCTCGGCCGAGGTGGGCGCCAGGGCCGCGGCCGGTCCCGCCGAAATCGCCAGCGCCAGGCCCAAGACTCCGCGCCTTGTGCTAGGATGATAGCAAGCTTGCATGACGAACCTCTTTTTCGTCGTTGTGAGTGAGGCCCGGCGCGGGAGCTTCCACCTTCCCGTCGGGCCGATTTATTGCTAGCAACAAAAACAATGACGAAGCAAGATAAAACGCTAGCAAAAAAGCGCGGCCGCCCTGCTACCGGAATCGGCCAAACAATCGGCGTTCGCATTCATGAAGACCAGCTGGCCGCGATCGACGCCTGGGCGGAACAGCAGCGCCCTCCCCTCAAGTCCCGCCCCGCCGCGATCCGCCTGCTGATCGACAAGGCCCTCGGCCGCTAGGCGCGCGGCCCACCCGCGCCCGTCGTTCCCGGCCCGTCCCACGCGCTTGCCTCCCCTTTCCAGGCTCCGGCCTTGCGGCGGCGCCCGACCGATCGTTTCCCGCGATCGGCGAAAATGATCGCTCTGGACGACGCCAACGGCAGGCGCCACAGCCCGCCCCACGCGCGAAAAACCTCAACCCCTCGCCCTTCGCAGAGCCAGCGGCGCTGGCCTCAGTCGCCGCCGTGGCCTCGCCACGCTGCGGCAGCCGGGCACGACAAAGGGCGCGCGAAAGCGCGCCCGCCCCTCGGCTGACTGACCTCGCTGTCGCTGACAGCCCCACAATCCTGAATCTGGATCATGTTGTCGCCCGACTAGGGCGACGCCTCATATCTTCTTCCTCTTAGAAATATGAACCGGGGAAGACTCCCTAGGAACTAGACTCGGCCTGTTCGACCGCCGCACCCAGGCGCGCCAGCACGCTGCCTAGGGTCTTCTGGCCCGTTTCTTCGGCGATGTGCTGATCGTTTTCTATGAACGCCGTTTGGTCGCGTTGCAGCTGATCATCAGGGAGCGGCGGCGGCGGCGGCAACTTCAGCCACCGGCGAACCCGCTCTGGTAGGTGGACACGATAGGCGTTGTTGGTTTGCCGGACCTCGATCGTGCCGTCGTCCAGTTGAACACGACGCGACCGCCGCATCCGGTCAATGAAGCCGAGCCTCTCCAGGCGATCCAGGGCGCGCGCGATCGTTTGGCGCGCATGGCCTGTTCCCTTCTGGATTTGACTGTAGGCAGGGTCCAGCTTCCCGGTGCGCTTGTCCCAGCACTCCCAGATCATGAACTTCAGAATGTTGTAGTCCGCCAGAGTCAGTGCGCCACGACGCGCACCCTTCTTTCGACCTGCGAACGTGTCCGTCATCAGACGACGGGCGGCATGCAGGATCTGCCGTCCTGTGTGCCCCGCACGTTCCTTAAGATAGAAGCTCCTGGCCTCCTCTTCCGGTACCGAGCTCCTGCGCACGGGCTGGAACGTCCGCCCATCGTGCTTCTGGGGCCAGGGCAGCGCCGACGTCATCATCCGGTCACCGCCCCTTGGGGGCGCGAACCGGCTCATGACGCCGCATCCATGGCGGCGCGCGCCCCGGCGATGCTGGCCTCGGCGCGCTGAAGGAACGGTTCAATCTCCGCCTTCTCGTTTTCGGAGTAGTGGTGATCCTCGCCAGCCTTGCGGATCAGCGCCTGGGCCATGGCCATCGCCTCGGACCCTTCGCAGGCCTCGCTGATCGCGCATTCGGCCTCGGTCGGCGCCGGTGTCGCCTGCATCAGCGCCTGGCTGTAGATCTTCTTCTGGCAGTGCTGCTCCAGCAGGAAGATCGCGCCCACCGGCATGGTCTTTCCGCCGTCGCGCTTGCGACAGGCGTACATGACTGTCCGGCCGACGCTGTGCGGGGTCTCTTCCAGAATATCGACGCATTTGTCCGCGCCGCCGCAGGCATCCTGCAGGGCTCGCGCGAGGTGCGCGTGTTGCCGCGTGTTCAAGTGGATTCGCTCCTTGCGAATCCGCCTGACGAAGCCGGTCTCAGGACGCAGACATGCGTTCGCTCCGGCGGTTCAGGGCCGGGCGTTGGCAAAAGGCGTCCCGATGACCGTTCGTCAGACGGCCATGGTTGGCTTGATTGAGGGCAAGTGGGCCGCGCACGCCGCTGTTGGCGTCGTCGCTCCGCACCGCAGAATTCCGTCCCCGGCATTGCTCGGGCGCGGCGCGATCCGGCCGTCAGGCGGGGCTCACGCTGGGCTTGCCGATGTGGTTGGGGCGCTGGCCGGGCCGCGTCGGGTCGAGAAGGCGGAGCCTTCTGACCGGGGCCCAGCGTCATGTGCGCTAGGGGGCCCGGCCGCGCTCGCGGTCCAGGGCGAGCCGCTTCAGCAGCTGGCGCAGCAGGGCGTTCACGCGCGGCGCAAAGGCGCGGCGCGGCAAGGCTTCGTTAAGCCTCGGAACGAATCGGAAACCGTCTGGAGAAGGCTCGGCCGTCTGCGCGGCCAGGGGAGCGAAGGACCGCGTCAGCACCGCGTCCCTGCGAACTCAGGGGTAAGCCCGTCGGCGCGGCTTAGGGAGGGGGCGTTGAGCGCCGCGCCGACGAGCGCCTCCGCTGCAATACTCGCAGCGGCGACCACGGAGCCGCATCGGGTCGAGAAGGCGGCGCCTTCTGACTGCGGCCGATGGGAATGGCCACGTCGGGTCGAGAAGGCGCAGCCTTCTGATCGTGGCCCGACAAAGATGGAACGTCCGGCGCGACGCGTGGTCTGGCCGGTGGCGCCGGACGTTCCGGCCTCTTCCCTGAAGGCGGGCAGGGGGAGGCGTGGGGAGGGCGCGTCGCTACTCATGGCGGGGCGCCGGATTGGTGGGTCGATCAGGGTGACTGGCCAGCAACTCCTGCTCGAGCTCGTGCAGCTCCTCGGCGGACAAGCGCCTCACCAGGTCCACGAACTGGCTGAGATCGGCCCGCTGCAGATCTTGCGCGACCTTGCTTGGGTGGATCAGGTCTTGCGGGTCGACGCCCATGGCGTCGCCGCGCGTCTGCAGGCAGTCGCCCTGCGCCAGGCAGGCCTGATAGCCGCAGTCGTCGCAGAAGCTGGAAAGTCCCCCTGGCGCCATGGCTATGCCGCCTCTGGGAAGGCGTTGACCGATAGGCGCAACCCGCCGTCGCGCATCATGGACACGACGGCGGGCGCCTCTACCTTGGCTGCTTCCACACACCCCAAGGAGAGATTCGGATGGTCCCTTTTGAGCTTAGCGACAACGCTCGTCTTGCCGCGCTGGAAGCTGTCACCGTCGAACTCATCGGCGGCTTCTACGCGTTGCTGGATCAGGGTCCGGAACTGCTCAAGCGCGCGCTTCAACACGTTGCCGAAGACGTTATCCCGCCCGCTGGCGTCACCCCTCAGGAGTTTCAGGTGGCGGTCAGTCGAATGCTCGCTCAGATGGAGGAGCGCATCAGCCCTCAATGACCTAGACATCTGCCCGCCCGTCGCGCGTCCAGCCCTCAACCTGCCCAAGCGGCAGGTTGAGGCGATCCGCGATTTCAGCTGGGGACCAACCCGCTCGAGCGAGATACCAAGCCATGCGGTCCGGTCGGGAAATCTCGACGGTTCTTGTCGCAGGCTCAGGCCGCTGCTCCAGCAGACGCAGCTGTGTTTCGAGGCGTCTCAGCCGAACGACCAAGCGCAGCGACACAATGGCGAGGCCCAGCGACACCACGGCGAGGCACAGCAGACCAATAGCGAGAAGGAGTATGATCGAGATCACGCACCCGCCTCCGGCTGGATGACGCGGACGTCATGGAGGTCGGGGCGGAGTTCGGCGACCGGGACGGCGCCGCCGGATAGGCGGTCGACGGCGATAGCCTGTTCGGCTGAGACGCGCTCAGCGCGGCTTTCCATGCGGGAGACATGAGCCTTGGACCGCAACCCGAGCTTCCGCGCGAGATCCGCTTGCGTCCAACCCATTGATTTTCGCCAAGCACCTAGCTCCATGGCGCGGAGTTTGGATTTTCTCAACCAAGAGTCAAGAAGCGAAGTTGAGAAAATGCCAAACGACCCGGAATGCGCACATGCGCACATTCCACCGGTGGACACACCCGATTGGCACCTGCAGGACTGGCTGGCTCATTTCGAGAAGAGGCAAGCCTCGCTCGTAAACGAACTTGGCTGGGATAAGTCACGAGCCAACTTCGTCTACCATGGCAAGCAGGCCTACAAACGGGACCTCGTGAATGAGATCTCTGCTTGGCTAGGCATCGAGCCCTACGAACTCCTCATGCCGCCCGCTGACGCACTCCAACTGCGCCAGCTCCGCCAGGCGGCAATCGCCATCGCAGCCAACGCTGCGCCTGCAACGCCACAGCCCAAAACTCGGAAGAAAAGCCAGAATGCCGACAGTTGACGAGATCTCTAGCCAACTTCGCCAGCTAGGCGGTTATGAAAAATGGTTGGGCAAACGCGAGATCCAGGCGCTGACCACCATCCTGTGGGAGGCCGAACAGGTTACAGGCGGAGTTCAAGGCCTCTATGGGAGCCGTATGGGCTTGCTCGTCGCAACCGATCGTCGGCTCATCTTCCTCGACAAGTCAATGACCGGCCGTCTTCGCGTTGAGGACTTTCCTTACGATAAAATCACGTCCATCCAGTACGAAACGGGCTGGATACAGGGCAAAATCTGCATCTATGCGTCCGGCAACCGGGCCGACATCACCGCCATCACAAAAGCCCAAGTCCAACCTTTCGCCGAAACAATTCGCGCTCGGATATCCGGCGGCTCAGCACCGACAACGACAACCGCCTCCGCACCTGAAGACTTGGCAACCAAGATCGATCGCCTCGCCAACCTGCACCGCACAGGTGCTCTTTCCGACGAGGAATTTGCCGCAGCCAAGGCCAAGGTACTAGCGGAATAGCGTTATCATTTTCCCGAGTTTGGATTTTCTCAACAATCCTGTTGACTCGTGAGGTTTGATTATTCCAAACTCTCCCTGACGTTGAGCAGGGGGAGCAAATGCCCGCAACCGCAAGATTGCAGATCAACGGGGGTCGCCATCGGGGCGCCCTCACCCACTTCGCCGTAAAGCCCGGCCGTTCCGGCTGGACCGTCGGCCGCCTGTCGGCCCTTCGCGAACTGGCCCATTCCTTCCGCGGCGATCTGACCGAAGTCGCCGCCGCCCTGGGCCGCGACAAGGCCGACTGCGACATCGCCCTGAACGCCCTCCTCGGCCGTACCCCGACCCAGGCGCTGCAGGCGTTGAACGCTGCCGTCTCGTCGGCGAGGCGGGCGGCATGACCCGCGCATCGCAGAAGCCGGCCTCGCCCGCCGAACTCTCGGCCATCGCCGATCGCGTCGAAGCGCTGCTGAAGGCCGCCCTGGTCCTGATTACCGACAAGGATCCCTATTCGTCCGCCGCCTGGAGGCAGCGCGACGCCGCCATGGCCGGCCTGAAGGTGGTTCTCGAGACCACCCTGCAGGCCAGGATCAACCAGGCGCACGACGTCTGCCGCATCCGCATCGCCGGCGTCTCTACCAGCTGCACGGCCGGTCTCGAGGGCGCGGTGCGCAACTGGATCGCAGCCGCCCGCAGAAAGGCTGCAGCATGAGCCGGCCGGGACGGTTTCCCCTCCCCTCCGCCGAAGACATGGAGCGATGCGAGCGCGGGACCTACACGCCGCCTGCATCCTTCAAGACCCTGTTCACCGAAGAAGAGCGAGCCTTCATCCTTTCCGGCTGGGGCGGCAAGGGCTTCGGCGTGCCCGTCGAGGAACAGCGCCGCGCGGCTCAGGACATGGGCGCCCTGCCCAAGGTCTGGCCCTGATGGCCTCCGCACCGCCCGCGCCCGCCAACCTGACCGCCGGCAGGGTCGATTGCCCTCGCTGCGGCGGCCGCTTCCTCGATCCCCAAACCCTGCGCTGCCTGTGCTCGGCCGAGTTCACGCCTGAAGGCCTGGCCCACATGCGCGCCCTTCCGCGCTCCCAAGCCATGAGGACCTGAGTTTTGGCTCTGACCATCAAAGAAATGATCGCGAAGATGGAGGCTCTGGCGTCGCCAGACGCCGAGGTCTTCTTCGGCGACGACAGCGGCGAACTCTACGCGATCAACGGCGGCCTCCTCGACATCGACAGCGACACCACCCTTCCAGTGCTGCTCCTGTCGACCGAGCCGGTAATCACCGAGGGCGGCTTCTGATGGCCGACCACCACCACCTTCCGAACGACACCGCGTTCGACGCCAGCCCCGATGTCCTGACCGCCACGGCGCAGGGTCGCTTGCGCGCCATCATCGAGCGCCTGGAGCGCCTCGAGGAGGACAAGCAGGCCGTCATGCTCGACATGAAGGAGGTCTTCGCCGAGGCCAAAGGCGAGGGCTACGACGTGAAAGTCCTCCGCAAGGTCCTGCGTATCCGCAAGCAGGACAAGGCCAAGCGCCAGGAAGAGGAGGCCATCCTCGACCTCTACCTCTCCGCCCTGGGAGAGGACTGATGGCCAAGATCGTGGATCACCAGACCACCAACCGCGTCACCGACGCCGCCCTCGTGCTTCTCGACGCGGCGCGCGAAGCCATCAAGGAAGCGCCCGACTATCGGCCCGGCGATCCGAACGCCACCGCCACGCTGGCGATGGCCGTCCAGGCGCTGATCATCGCCGATCACATGCCGGCCGGGGGCGCGTCGTCCGAACGCCACCCCATGCCCAAGGAGTTTGCTCAGCGCTGGCGTGGTGTGGCCGCTGGCCTCGGGGTCAGTATCGCCATGGTCAACAACCCCGTCGCGCAGATGCTCGCCCTGACCATGTGTGCGTCAGAAATGAGCAAGCAGTCTCAGGCCGGTCCGCCCGCCGCAGGGGCCAAGTCATGACCGGCGCCCCGCAACGCAGCCCGCTCAGCTGGCCGGCGCACCGCCCCCGGAGGCCCGCCCATCGGCGCCAGCCCGGTCGTTTCAAGGCCAACGGCTCGGACATCTCCATCGCGGCCGCCATGGACCGCGTGGAGGGCGAAATCCACCGCCTCGGCGGGATCAACGCCCTGCTGTCGTCCAACCTGGATCTGCGCATCGACGGCCGCCCCCGTGCGGGCCAGGCCGAGCCGGCAGATCCCGGCGTCTGCCTCTACTTCACCCTCAAGGGCGAGCCCTTCGCCCTGGCCTGCGACACCTATCGCCGCGTCGCCCAGAACATCGCCGCCCTGGCGGCGCACCTGGGCGCGACGCGCGCCATCACCCGGCACGGCGTCGCCTCGGCCGCCGAGACGCTGCAGGCCTTCAGCGCCCTACCCCCGCCGTCCGCGCCCGTCGTGCGCAGCTGCTGGGCGGTGCTGGGCCTGACCCGCGAAGCCGTCATGGCCCTGCCCGCCAATGTCCGCGCCGCCGCCATCAACGAGGCCTGGCGCGGCCTGTCCCGCGAGAAACATCCCGACGCCGGCGGCGACCAGGCGGCCCAGGCCGACCTGAACGCCGCCCGCGCTGAAGCCCTTAAGGAGATCGCGCCTTGAACCGACCCCACAACATCATCGGCAGCGAGGCCTTTAGCACGCGCCGGCCGCTCCAGATCAGCGCACCGCGCCGCCCTAAGCCGCGCCGGTCCACGGTGGCCGGCTGGTATGTCGTCGCCCTCCTGGTCGGGGGCGCCGCCTCCCTGGTCGACGTCGCGATCGGCGCTCCGGTCTGTCTGGTCGCCGTCCTGATCATCTTCGCGGTGCTGTGGCTGCGCGCATGAAGATCGACCGCCCTGTCCTGTTCCGCGCCGCGCTGATCGCGGCCCTCGCCTACCTCCTCGTCTTCCTGCTGCTGAAAGGTCGCTTCTAATGGCCGGTCGCACCCGCTCCGACATCGACATCGAGATTGGTCGCCGCCTGCGCTGGGCGCGTCAGCGCCTGGGCCTTACCCAGGAAGAAGTGGGCGAGACCATTGGCGTCTCCCACCAGCAGATCCAGAAATACGAGCGCGGCGACACGCGCCTGACCCTGTCCACCCTCGCCCGCCTGCGCGACCGCTTGCGCATCGAGGCGGCCGACCTCCTCCCCCCGCTGCGCGACGACGGCAGCGCCATCCCCGACCCGGTCGCGGCCATGGGCCAGACCATCACCGGCGTCCACCTGGCCGACATCTTCGGCCGCATGACGCCCGCACATCAGCTGAACCTGTTGAACGTCGCCAAGGCGATCGACACGGCCGCCCAGCCGGCGGCCTGAAGGAGTCCATCCAAATGACCGAACGCCTGAACAAGCGTCAGCACGCCAAGGCCCTCACCCGCCAGAAAGTCATCGACGGAGCTCGCGCCTGCTGGGCGAAGCCCGGTTCCTATGTCGAACGCGCGCCCGGCGGCGCCGGCATCCGCGAGATCGCCAAGCGCATCAAGATGTCCACGGGTGCGGTCTTCGCCAACTTCGACAGCAAGGACGACCTGTGGCGCGCGGCCTTCGACTGCGAGCCTCCCATCGACAGCATCATGACCCGCGCCGCCCCCGCCCTGTTCGAAGCCCTGCAGGACCTGGTCGACGCGGTGAAAGCCAAGCCCGAGGATCAACCCCTCTACCCCGCTTTGGTCGCTGCAGACTTGCTGGATCGGGTGAAGGAGCAGCTGCTTGATGAACAGGCGGAGCGCGAGAACGCCGAAGCGGCCGCCTCCCTTGCCGCCGCCGCCCCTTCAGCCGTCGAGCTCGCCGCCGCATGAAAGGTCTCAACCCCACCCCAGGCCACCACGAACGCCTGATCATATGGGCGACCTGGTTCCGCAACGCTGGCTGGCCGGCGCGCAAGATCGCCGCGCTGTTCAACGTTGAGCTCGGCCTCTTGATCGAGGCGGGGCTGCAGCCGTGACGGCCTTTCTGATCGCCCTGGCCTTTGCGGTCGTTCTGATCCGCACTCGGGCGCGCTCATGAAGCGAGTCGCTGAAACCGCCCGCAAGGTGCGCGCCGGCTGCCGGGACTGTCACGGCGACCGGGCGCACTGGCTCGGCCGAAACGCCTTGGCCATGGCCGCCCAGCACCATGACCGGACCGGTCATCAGACCTGGTGCGATCAGGAGCTCCGCACCGTCTACGGCGCGGCCGGGCCAGCCCATCCCGACCTGTTTCAGGAGTAGACGTCGTGATCATCGACCTGCGTCGCGCCATCATGAACCGCGCCTGCGCCGCCCTGGGCGACCCGCGCGCCGCCGCGCTCGGCCGGGCCTTCTACCTGCAGCCGGGCGCCGCCTGGATTCTCGCGCGCATGGAGGAGGAACCGGCCGCCCTCACCCGATCGGCCATCCAGCGCCGCCCGCGCAGCCGGTTTGCCATCCTGCGCCACGTCCAGGCGACCGGCCCGCTGATCGAGGAGATCGCCCAGGCCCTCGGCCGCGACGCCATCCTGACCGAGTCAGACGGCTACCGCCTCACCCCGCTCGGGCGCATCCGCATCCGTAAAGCCCTCAAGGAGCCGGTGTTGTGAAGAGCACGCCATCCAACCGCCGCAGCCTGACAGCCATTGTTCAGCGCGCGATCGAGAGCGGTCACCACAGGGTCGACATCTCTCCCGACGGCAGAGTCACGATCTTGCCTCTTGCCGTATCCCCTGCGCAGGCTGAAGACGCCGCGCTGGACGCGGAGATTCGCGACCTTCTGAACGATGGCCATGCTCCCCATTAAGGGCGTCCATGTGGTGCGCTCCAAGGGCCGCACCTACACCTACGCCTGGCGGGGCGGGCCTCGCATACATGCCGAGCCGGGAAGTCCTGAGTTCGTGGCGGAACTGGCCAGTCTGACCGTCGGGCGGCAGGCCCTCGATGCTTCTAGGATGGCTTCGCTCTGCGCTGCGTGGCGGGGCAGCGATCACTGGCAGAAGGAAATCTCGGCGAAGACCCGTCAGAATTGGTCGCCTTGGCTGGATCGCATCCAGGAGCACTTCGGCAAGACCAGCATCTCTGCTTTCGATCGTCCGCTGATTCGCGTGGCGATCAGGAAATGGCGGGATCAGTACAAGGCTACGCCCCGCGCGGCCGACGTGGGCCTCGAAACTCTGTCACGGCTGCTCTCTTTCGGCATGGCCGAAGGTCGCCTGATGACCAATGCCGTCGTCGGCATGCCTCGCCTCTACAAGAGCGACAGGTCCATGATCATCTGGACGTCCGAGGACATGACGGCCCTCGAGGCAGTGTCTTCGCCTCAGATGATCGCAGCCTTCAAGCTCGCCGCGCTGACGGGGTTGCGCACCAGCGATCTCCTTCGCTTGTCTTGGAGCCACATAGGGCCGCTGGCTATCGAGATGTCGACGGGTAAGAGCCGGCACCGCAAAACGACACTCATCCCGCTCTACGGCGAACTTCGCGAACACCTGGCGACCATTCCCAAGCGATCGACAACCGTGCTGACAAATCAGGACGGGCACAGCTGGAAGACGGGCTTCGCTTCATCCTTCCAGAAGGCCAAGACCCGCGCCGGCGTCGACAAACACTTCCACGACTTCCGCGGTACAGCGGCCACGCGCATGTACATGGGCGGCCTGGACGAGCGCGAAATCGCCGAGATCTTCACCTGGTCGGAGGAGCACGTGGCCGACATGATGCGGCGTTACGTGAAGAAGGACGAGCTCCTCCTCGACCGCATCCGGCGGCTGGATAAGCTCAAACCCAGAACATCTGCTGTAAAACCGGCTGTAAAACCGGTCTAGCCAGCAGGCCTTAAACCGTGGTCGGGGCGAGAGGATTCGAACCTCCGACCCTCTGGTCCCAAACCAGATGCGCTACCAGGCTGCGCCACACCCCGGACCGACGGAGCGCTCTCATGGCACGTCGGCGACGACGCCGCAACGGCCTAAGCGGCGCCTTAGTCGGTCAAGGACGAAAGAAAGGGTGTTTCACCGTGTCGCCCGGCTTGGCGCCGATCTCGTCCGCCCGTCCCGCGCGCAATTCCAGCACCCCGTTGGCCGCCCCGTTCGAGGGAATCGGCGCCTCTGAGTTCGGCGTCGTGTGGCTGGCGATGGAGACGATGCGGCCGCGCGGATCGATGTAGAGGATGTCCAGCGAACTGGGCGTGTTCTTCATCCAGAAGCTCTGCTCGGACGCGGCCGGAAACTGGAACAGCATTCCGCGATCGTCTTCCAGCGGCGGGCGGAACATCAGGCCGCGCGCGCGCTCGGCGTCGTTGTCCGCGATTTCTACCATGAATTTGTGCTCGCCCGTCGATGTAACGATGGACAGGGCTTCAAGCGGTCGCCCCGCGCCATCCATCGGCCCAGTGCGCGCACAGGCCGAAGCCATCACGGCGATCCCCAGGGCCGCGCCCAAAGCCAAACGGCGGGTCAGGTTCATCAT